GGCGAGATGCTGTAGGCAACTGCATAAATGGCGTAAAGGAAGCACTTCCCAGTATTACTATTTGAGTAAACGATTTGAAGTTCATCTTCAATATACTTTCTTCAAGGTATTTCTGTGTATCTCTTACAGCAGCATCTTGGTCTAACATCTGCCCGTTACAATATACCTCAAAGATACTTGGTTTAACACCGCGAATAACTTTAAACTCTTTACCGCCTATTCTAAACTCTATTTCAACAATCATCTTTTTATTGTTGATTGAGTTTATCAACTGAGTTTTACTAATCTTACGGAATGGTTTATTAAATAAAGAAAAACATACAGCATCAAGCATTGTGGATTTACCACTACCATTCTCACCTACCACTAGAGTGCTAGGACTTCGATTAAACTCTATCTCTGTAAAACTATTTCCTGTAGACAAGAAATTTTTCCATCTTATTTTTTCAAATGTAATCATAAATTTTTGATAAAAGGTACTACCATCTCCTCTGCATATTTTTTATGTTGTATCACCGTGGGGTGCATAATGTTATTTTTCCTGTCCCAACCCAATCTAGTTTCTTCTACGAATTTAGTTTTAGTGTTTTCATAACACCACTCAAATTCACCACTAGGTATAAAGTTTTCCCAATTAATTAAATTACTAATCCAAGATATCTCTGGGTCTTGGTAAACTTCACTCTGTTCACTAAAACAATTTTCGGCATATCTATGAAAAAAATATTTTATGTTTCTATTGATTAGAAACTCCTGTGTTCCCATGACGCATTGCAAACTGTGTATGATTCTTTGTACTTCATTCGCCCAAGTTTTAAAATAAATAGACCTTCCTATTTCAACATACTCTCTTGCTTTTGGATTAAATTTTACAAACGGTGTTTTTGAGTTGAGTTGTTCCTCTATGAAATATACGGTGGCTGGATTAAAAGGAATCCATTCTCCGTTACAATCTTTAATTGGTCTTCTTGGGTGGAATGGTACACCTTTAGCACCTATTTTTGGTTCCGAATCATGTTTATAAATTTCAGTTCTATCATAACTAGACCACATAACACCAACCGTTATTGCCGATGTTGGGTATCCCATTTCAAACATCCTAGAAAGTGTATACAACACTTGTCTCATAATCATGTTATTACCAACACCAGCAAAAGCAGCATTGATACAAACCATATCTAATTCGTCAGCAGTATGTTCTCCCCATGAATTACTAGTGCCATCATTGGGAAGATTATTTTCTGGCCATTGATTAGTTGGTGCGGTAAACGAACATCCAGAAACTACCAGATATTTTTTACCTTCTTCATACTCTGGTATGTGTAACATCTAAACCTCTATGTGTTGTGCTTCTACATATAAGGATTGCAATACACTCTTTAATCTTTCTTTGTCTAAATCTGTTACGGTATTATCAACATAATCATTTAACAATGTAATTGTATCATCAAGTTTCAAATCCATTTCTCCTACCGCGTTATCCTCAAACTCTGAAAAGTCTTCTATAATCTTTAACTCCACTAGATTACAACTGTATAATGAGTCAATCAGTTTGTCAAACTTAGCAAAGTTTTCTTTCTTTACAACAATAACTTTTACACATCCGCCAACTAAATTAGTCAAATCATATTCTACATCATCATCAACATCATTATAGAATATCTTATGAAACATTCTAAATGGGTTTTGCATGAATTCTAATTCATTAGTTTGCGTATCATAGATATTGAACCCTCTATTATCGTTGAAATCAGACCATGTAATTTCATAAGGGTTACCAAGATACACCACATTATCCCTAGCAGAACGGTGATGGTAATGACCACTACAAACCAAATCGAAGCGCTCAAAGGCATTATGATCCATTCCATGCTCATTTGGCAGACCTTTATACATTTGGAACCCAGCGAATTCAAAGTGGCCGAAACATACTTCTGCGTCAGTTCTTTTGACCATTTCCATAGTAGACTCATAATTATCGCTACATATCCAAGGAACAAATAAAATTTTTCTCCCATCAAATTCTAACTCTGTAATTTCTGGATATACGATGACATTATCATACTCTTGTAATAGTAATTCTGGTGCATTGACATCATTGGTGTTTTTGAAATAAGTATCGTGGTTGCCTGGCACCACATGCATATCTATATTTAGGTCTTTTGCTTGGTTGAAGAAATACTCTTTACAACTCTTGAGTGTGTTGTAATTCATATACTTTCTTCTATCAAAGATATCACCCAAATGCATAATTGTTTTTATCTCTCTTTCCGCTAGTGCTGGAAAGAAGAACTCATCATAGAATTTTCTGAAATACGAATCAAACGGCAAACTGTCTGACCTCGCACCAAAGTGTGTATCGTTAACTAACGCTATCTTCATTCAATACCCCATTCATTTTATGAGAGAATATCTCATAGTATCCCTCAAGAGTTAATAGTTTCTTACCATAGTTCATTCTATACTCTTCAAGTTTTTTATCTAACAAACTTTCATCCCTCAACTCCATGACCTTAGATTTCAAATCATCAAAGTCTTCTATTCTTTGCCAAGGGTCTATGTTATATGTGTTGTTCTTGTCGTACTGTTTCCACACAAAAGGTATCATTCCTATTGCGAGTGCCTCCACATATCTAGATGTAGTAGCAGTCTCATCCTTCCAGTTAAAACATAATGTCCATCTGCATGGTTCTAACATAGGATATAATTGATTCCAATCTTTTATCCACGAAGCCTGTCTTTGAATACCAGATGGAAATCCACCAATCAAACATGTGCTTAAGTCTGGGTCACGATAAATCTTTCTAATAATCTTATCGCGGTTACACCCTGTCTTCATGCGTCCCCAATATCCAAAGTCGGTTCTCTTTGCCGTAGTGAATAGTGGGTTGCCAAATTTGTTTCTTATAAAGTGATACTTCATTCCGTGTATGTTACCAGAGAAATCAATCTCATCAATCTCTGTGTAAGATTTGATTGGCACATTCTGTAGTGTTTCTTCTCTGTATAACTTTTCGTCATCACCTCTATCACTTCTCATGACAATAACATGTTTGTCTTTAAAGAATGGTATGATGTTATCCATGTGGGCCTGTGACTTCGCCAAGTCTTTTGGATTCATTTGTAACTCACCATGATATCTAAACTCACTATCACTAGGGATTACTATCGCGTCAGCCCATTCTATTGACTCTGGTGTTCTCTTGGGTCTAGTACCATCAAATGATATGTTATAGGTTCCGTACTGGTGTTGGGGGTTTGCCCTCATCCACTTCACATAGTTCTCTAAAAAACTATCTAGTACCGTTTGTAGTGGGCCTTCATACTTTACATTAGACCGCAATCTAGCACATGTTATCTTCATACTTTTCTCTTTCCGTCAAACACACAAATGAAATATAAATCATTGTCATCTGAACTATTATAAACTTTGTGAAAGACACCATCTTGAATTGGTACTATATCGCCAGCCTTAACATTGGTGTATAACGAATCTAATTCTATGATACCTTCACCTTCAATAAAAAAATATACCTCTTCTTGACCATCGTGTTCATGTCCAGTAGTTTCCTGTCCACCACGCAATCGCGTACTACTAATTACTAATGTGTTACCAAAAGGATTATCCTTGACAATATATCTATCGTCTTCCTTAGCAACATATCCACCAATGTCATTTTGGTTTAGGAGCATTCCTCACTCGTTTTCTTAAATCTGTAGAAGAGAAAGTGTGTGCTCTACTGGTATAGTAAACCTCTATGGGTAAATGACTCCCTGTAAACATCTCATCTTTATACTCTTCACCGACAAATCTTATGTCAATTCGTTTCGTATTGAGTATATCCATCAAACAACTTTCCCTGTCGTATGGGATAACCTCATCAACATATCTGAGACCATACAACTGAATGTATCGCTCGTATATACTTTGTACTGGTTTGTTTTTATTTGACCTGTCTAGTGTGGGGTCTGTTTGTAATCCCACCATAAGAAAGTCACAATTATCTTTTGCCTCTTCAAGCATAACTACATGACCAGCGTGTAGTAAATCAAATGCACCACAAGTAAATCCTACTTTCATTTTATTATCCTTGTAAAATTATCTAAGTCAACAAAGTGTGGAGTGAAACTATAAATGTCACCAATCTCTTTACAATGACTCAAAACACTTCTACTTATTTTATGACTGCCTGTTATAATATAAACCTCGTCATATTGATACTGTTTATAATACTTCCAAATTTTATGTGGTAGTTTTTCTTCTACACTACCCCCAACATTTTGATTTGTACAATCAGCATAAAATATTTGTTCGTCCTTGGTAATAATGAAATCAATTTCTCTCGCACCAGATTTAGCTCTTGTATATCCAATAGAGTTTTGCTTACAAAACTTTTCAACCAATAGTTCTAGTCTCTTACCAGAGTTTTCTGGTCTTCCTAGTATTGGTTCGTCTATATCCTCTACAACTAAACCAAGGGAGTTTTTCATTGTCTGTCAGCCCACCACTCCATTTTTTCAAAGTCATTGAAACCACCAATCAGTTCACCGTCCACAAATATCTGTGGGAATGTTCTGGCGTGAGGTGATTTTTCAAGCAGTTCATCAAATGTAAAATCTTCATCTAACATTTTTTTCTCATACTTGATATGTGTTGTTTCTTGTACTATTTGTTGTGCAATATGCACAGCCCTGTCACAGAAGGGGCAATCTGGTTTTGAATAAATTTCTATGTTCATCTTATTATATCTATTTTGTTAATTGTTTCAGAATTCCAGACTTCCAAATCTTTTCTTATTCTTCCATCTGAGACCAAGTTGCTATATCTTTTGACGGCTTTCTTTTTCCACCAATCAATAACATTTTCTAGTTCAAACCTATCAAAGTTTTCTGCCTTCTCTAGTGTATTTGTTTTACCAAGAAGAACATCGCGTACATTCTTATATCCATACTCTGACATATAAAATCTTTTTTGTGTAGTCACATCGGTTGACTTCTTGATTACATCATCAAACAACTCATATGCTTTCACATCATGTTCTTTTAGGTTTGCCTTGAGAACTTGAATCATCTTTGTTTGGTATTTAAGTTTTCTACTAGATGCACCCTTGTGAATAAGAACTTCACCACCATTCTTTTCTTCAAACCAATCGCGTAAATGAAAATAAATTTCTTCACCCATAGTTAGTAAGAATGATGACATGGTATCTCCTTTATATCTTAGGAACGGTCTCATACCATCGTACATACTAGCACCCTTTATGTTACCATATAAAGATGTAGTTTCAAACAAACAAAACTCTGTATTGTATTTCTTGTTCAACATCCTTCGTACTTCATGCGAACAACAAATGGCAGCCAATAACTTACCACCTAGATAATTAAATCCAAATGGTTGTACTGGAACTATATTAAACCCCATGATTGCCCTCTTGTTAAAGATAGGCAAGTCGGGGACACCACCAAGAAAATCATTCCTTGGTTTGGAGTTTATTAACGGTGACCCCAACTTGATAAAACCAACTGCTGTGTTTGTATTCGTTTCTTTCACAATCAGTTTTAATTCTTTGCCTGGCGCTTGGTCTGGTGAAAAAGATGCAGTCATCTCTAGCATCTGGTCAAACACCTCATTGTTCATTTGAACAACTGAAAAATTCATTTCTTCTGGATGCATATCCCAACTCTGAAACATATCATCCTCTACAC